GCGCGGGCCAATTGCGCGTTAAAATTTCGTATTGCTTTTTGTTTGTTAATAGGCGGGTAATACTAGAAGAGAGTTAAATTATGAAAGTTATTGTTTTTTGTCTTTTGTGATAGAAGTGCAACTTAAATACGTAGAGATAAAATATCGTCAAGTTCAAGAATTCGAGTTCTGGTCTGGTTGTAGGCAGTGTTAGGGTTAAAATTTCTCGAATTTCTCGAGGAACTCCTCCCTAGCAGCACCGTAGGTTTTTGTCAACATTGGTTTATAATTGTGATTCAAGACGTTGTTGACGCGACGTCGAAAATCTTCGTAGAAAGCTTCTCCATGATGTACGGAAAAGCGGAGAGCATCGTCCATGTTTGAATAGAACAACTCGTAGGGATCGCCATGAATGGTGACCCAGTTACAAAGCTCATAGATCACCTTTGGCGACATTTTCATGTGCCAGATGGTCCGGAACTGAGTGTCCCTCTCAAAGGTTGATTTGAGGAACTCGAACTGATCGAAACTAACGTAAGGTTCGATGTCTCCTTCTACCTTTGTTGGTGGTGTGCTCGCTGTGCCATAGTGTTTGAAAATGGCGTGAATGTTTGTGTGGTTGTAGATGGGAGCACATTCATCGTCAACTACACCTCCGCCGTCGTCTCCGACGGCATACTCAACGCAGTGGTCGTCCTTGGCGTTGCAGTTTGCGAGGTCTTTCCGTCCGTGAATTTCCATCAATTCACACCAGTTCGCATAATTCTCAATGGTATGGACATCAGAGTTCGTGTAGGCGGTATCTCCTTTTCCGGAAGGCATTCCTTGAAAGGTCAGATACACGGTGTTTCCCACAATATGAATTCGATGAGCATTTCCAAAGCGAAAATGGTCGCGGCGTGTTTTGTTGTCCGAGTCGTGATCGTGTAGGTTCATGAATTGGTTGGTGGCGAGGTAAGAGTCGTCGATGTCGTTGGCTGAGAGATTGCCGTCCCATTCCGCTACATCAAGCATGATAAATTTTGTTCCCATGCGAGTCATAGAGTTCATGAGGCGAGTCACATCTGGGCCATGATTGTCGAGGCCTAATGCCGAGCCACCTGATAGGAAGCACTCTAGTTGTAGGGCGCGCGCACAAGCATACAGTCGGTTGAAGGTAATGAGCCAAGCAACGTTGTGAATGTTGAAGAATCTGGTCTTGTAGAGTCTGTGCATGCTGCGCCTTTCATCTTTGAGTGTGTCCAGGAAAATGTTCTGGCGTATGTTTCCACTCACTAAGCCGGTCCAAATTTCATCAAGATGTCGCCGTAAGAGCGGTCCTGCTTCATACTTTGGGGAATCGTCCGAATTAAATCCAATCTGGTTGAAAAGAAATCTTCGCCCTTTTTCTCCCGCAGGTCTGAGGCGCACATAGGGAAATCCTGGTGATGCGTCCATTTTTAGTGCAGGGATGTACTTTTGTCCCATCACTCCATTGATCGCTTCTTCTTCGGTCAGAGTCCGGATAGGCACGTTGCTGGTTGCAGCGCACTTTTCCTTGATACTAACCATGTGGGAAACGATCTTGGTCATGATGTGTCGGGGTCGAATGTTCATGTGCGTTTTTCCAAATTTGTTGATTCCTCGCTGAATGATGTCTCCGGGTGAACGGGGGTCATGATCATTGAGTATCGCTGGTTCGGTTGTGTGGTGATAGATTTGATCCTTGAAAGGAGAACCAACTATGTCCGTTTTACGGGGCATTTCTGTCACCCATTTCGGTTCAAGGCGACCAATTATTCGCACTCGTCCTTCGGGAACGTATTTAAGTCCGTGGTCCTGGGGAAGATCCTCAGGAAAACAGTCAAATGTCTGCTCACAATAGATTCGCGCAACTTCAAGGTCACCGCATTGTCCAACTATGAATTCTCCGATAGCTTCATCTACGGCCTCTCGAAAGAGGGGGTAGGCATAGGCAAGTGATGTTCTACCCATGGCGCCAAAGTGGAATCCACAGAGTTTGTGTTGTAGGTTGGAATTACGAACTAGGAGTGGTGCTCCACATGTTCCCGCTTCCGTGTCGGCTTCATACTCCCATGCGAGTACTACACCAGTGGTTCGTTGTTCGCCATTAATGACAGTCACGATTTCTCGATCAGTCACAGCATGGAGTTTGGGTATGGCGATTTGAGTGAAGTCGGATCCTTTGGGTTGTTTGTGCAGGATTGCTGCTCGAGATTCAAAAACCATTTCGAACTCCTGTGACAGAGTAATGTGGCTTCGAATGTCCCTCATTTGAGGGAGTTGGATGTTTTCTCGAAAATTGATATAAATGCAATCGTCTGGTACTAGCTTCCCATTGATCATGATTTTCTTGCTAGGTCTGGTGTCAGTGTAGGTGTTGAGCAAACCGGGGAATTTCTGTCCTCCCCAGTCGATGTAATATGCCAATTCTCGCTGGTCTTCGTTGAGCAAAATGTGTTGTACGGTGACAGCCCACTTGTTGGCGAGGAATATGACATTCACATGATTAGCTCCAATCCACAAGGTTCCCACATTGCGCTTCACTGTCGGCACAAGTGCTAGGAATTGTGGATCACAACTAGCTTCTCCGTTGATGGCCTGGTCTTCTTTCCATTGTCCAAAGGTCATTGTTTCTCCACGCAACTTGCTTCTCTTCTGAAATCTGTCCTTATGAGAACCACCGCTGGATGCGATGGCTTCTCCTCGAAGTTTAGCTCGTTTCTGAAACTTGTCTTGGGCTGCTCCTCCACTTGAGGCAACAGCTTCTCCTTCAATATCAATTTGCTCAGTAACTAAAGGTTCTACAACCCCTTGCTTCCGGGCTTCCATTATTCCATTATTCGTCGTCTTTCGGCATTTTCCGCAGAGTAAAGCGTAAGTATGAGAATCTGGTTTTAGCACATGAGAATGCGCATAAATCAGTCTACATTTTTCACACTGATGATAATGTTTGTACGCTTGTCCGTCTTCGGGCATACCGATATGGTTCCTGGTCAGGATTTGTGGTGTTAGATTTGGTCCGTCTCCGGTTTCCCCAAGTAATTCTGCTTGCGATTCGGGGTCTCGCTGATCCTTTGATCCTCCAAAGATCTTCCGTTTTAGCCATGTGTCCTTTGCCATCACCTGATAAATCAGGATACTCCCAAGAAGGAAGCACCCCAACCTCAGTGCATCGCGGAGTTCTGGTGTCTGTCGTTCTGTAATACACGTGTAGATAACGCGCGCCGTATGTTTCATGGCTGCCCACAAATACCGATTGGTTTCGTGAACGATACGCGCTACTGCTGTAATAGGAAGAATGATGGCTTCGGTGACTGATCTGTAGGATTCAAGGATTGCGCTATGGGTAACGCTTTCTGCAGGCAATAAACGATTGTTGATGTTGTGTAGTAATGGGGATAAAATCCCTTTTTGGATATGGGAGCCGAGAATAGGTTTACATACCAGAACTGCTCGAATCAGGAAGAACACACACATGGAGAGAGCTTTCGCTTTCTTGTGCGCATTCGGTGCTTTTTCGAACTGTTCATGATAGTAGAAATACCCTCGCATAAGTCTCCCGAACTTAACAATATACTTTGGAGATTTGTCCTTTTTCCACAGGTCTCGGAATTTCTGAATGTGTTGAATGATGAATTCGTAAGTCTTGTTGTACCTTGAAATGTGTCGTTCATATTCTGGGTCGTCAGAAACAGGGATAACTTCTGGGAGATAAAAATGCGCAGTTCCGACTTTTTCGGAAGAAAGCACAAAGATAAGATCCTGAAGTTCCTTTCCTATTTTCTTCGGCCACGTCTCCTTTGGTATGTCGTGTTCTTCGCAGAAGGCCACAAAATGGGGGGGATAAACTGGTTTGTCTACCTCCTCAATTCCGTAACCACTTGGTTTGGCGCGAATATGGGTTTCGTGAAATTCCACTTCACGCGCTCGTCTTTGGTCGATGGCCTTAGTAGCTTCGTCTATACGTGATTTGTCAATCTTTACAATGTGCTGAATTTCGCTCGTGCAGGTCACTGCGTGATTGCAGAGGTTCTCATCCCACTGTCGTGGGATTTTCCCTTCTGCCAATTGTTGCTGGATT